CCGGCTCACAAAGGGAACCCGGCAATAATATAAAAGATAATATAGATACTCGAGTATCTAAAGATACTCTCGTATGCGCAAACAACGGGGGGTTTGATGCTTTTTGGGCTGCCTACCCCAAAAAGAAGAGCAAGGGGCAAGCATTATCAGCGTGGAAGAAACTTAAACCTGATAGCTCTTTACAGGCTGTGATCCTGAAAGCAATCGAAGCCCAGAAACGAAGTCCTGATTGGCAAAAAGATAAAGGGCAATACATCCCCTACCCAGCCACTTGGCTGAATGCAATGGCATGGGAGGACGAAGTACCCACTGAGCAGAAACGAAGGGAGGTGCAATATTTGCCATGAACGAAGCAGAAAAGGCCGTCATTGGCTGCTTGCTTGTCAACCAGCAGGCACAGCCGTACATACTGGACGCCATCACCGGGGAGGATTTCAGCGACCCGGAACTTGGTGAGGTGTACGACAAGCTGGCCAGCCTGTGGGCACGACACCGGAAGCTGGACACGGTGAGCGCGGCCTCTGTGATGGGCAATGAGCTGCTTGCAGAGTGCGCGGAAGCCCCCATTGCTTATAGCAACTACCCGGCTTACATCGCCGCCGTGAAAGACCATACGCTGGTGCAGCGGGCGCAGGCCGTGGGCCTGAAGCTGGCAAGCAGCGGATGCTCCAAAGATGATGTAGAGGGCGCGGCGCAGGAGCTGGCGCATATGCTGGCAGGCAAGCAGAGCACCGGGCGCTTCAACGCCATGGATTGTGCCACGTGGTTCATGCGGGCCATGGCTGGCGGGCGGCCGCCCTACTTCGCCACCGGGTTTGGGCGGCTTGACCGTTACACCGGATGGGGGCCGGGTGACTTTGTGGTGATCGGCGGACGGCCCAGCAGCGGCAAGACGGCATTCACCTTGCAGGTGGCCCGGCAGATCGCGCAGAACGGCAAGCGCGTTGGGTATTACAGCTACGAGACGAGCAAAGAACGTCTCAGCATGAGAATTTGCACCAACATCATGCGGCTGCAATACGACAGTGTGCGCCGTTATGCGGTGCAGATGGACAACGCAAACGAGATTCAGCTGCGGGCACTCGACCACTTTGCCACTTGCCCGCTTGAAATCGTGGAAGCCAACGGGCGCGGTGTACAGTGGCTGAAAATGGACGCGCAAGCGCAGAAGTTTGACGTGGTTTTCATCGACTATTTGGGACTTATCCCTTCCCGTGGGAAGGACAGCTACGAGCGGGCCACAATGGTGTCGAAGGATTTGCACGACTTTGCCCAGCAAACCAAAATCTGCGTTGTGGCGTTGTGCCAGCTGAACCGTGCCGGGGCCGGAGACTTACCCACGATGGAAAACTTGCGCGACAGCGGCCAGATTGAGCAGGATGCGGACAACATCATTCTGCTGCACAACGACAAGGAGACGGGCAAATACACCGTTCGCATTGCAAAAAACAAAGACGGTATTACAGGCGATTTGCCGTTCAATTTTGTCGGAAGCCAGCAGCGGTTTGAGGAGGTGGCGATGAATGATTACAGTTGATCTCCCCTTTCGCCTGCCTGGGGCAAATGAGTACACAAACGCTTGCCGCCAGAACCGCTTCGCGGGCGGCAAAGTCAAGGCCGACTACACGCAGGCGGTGGCCCTCTACTTTCGGGGGCTGCCACCTGTAACCGGGCCTGTAAAAGTCCGCTTTACATGGCACGAGCGTACACGGAGACGGGACAAAGACAACGTTGCATTTGGGAAAAAGTTTGTGCTTGATGGGATGCAAGCGGCGGGCTTCTTGCCCAACGATAACAATCGCTGGGTCGTTGGCTTTGAGGATTGTTTCGCCTACGATGGGCGGGACGGAGTGACAGTGGAGGTGAGCGACGTTGAATGAGGGGATGTACTCAAGCAAATCCGATTTGTGGAGCACACCACAAGACTTTTACGACGAGTTAAACCGTGAATTCGGGTTTGTGCTGGATGCGTGCGCTTTGCCATGCAACGCCAAATGCGAGTTGTTTTTTACCCCCGCACAAGACGGTTTGCAGCAGGACTGGGCAAGCTCAACATGGTGCAACCCGCCGTATGGGCGGGAAATTGGCAAGTGGGTGCGCAAGGCCCGCCTCGAAGCTGAACGCGGCAACACGGTCGTGTGCCTTTTGCCAGCGAGAACTGACACGCGATGGTTCCATGACTATGTTTTGGGTTGTGCCGAAATCAGGTTCGTGCGCGGGAGACTGAAGTTCGGCGGGAGTAAAAATAACGCTCCATTCCCAAGTTTGGTGGCAATCTTTAAACCCAGGAATAACACGGAGGAGGAAAAAATGGAAGCGAAAGTTATTCACTGCGGGCAGTGCAAGCCCTACGGCGACTTATGAAGCCGGGCTTTTGGGTGAGCTGGCGGCACCTGGGCAGCCTCAAGAAGGCCCGTTTTGACACCGCCGAAGAGAGAGCTGTGTTTGTGCAAACGTGGCTCAGATACGGCAAACCGGCCCTGTGGGAGACCAATTCGCGGGGCCAGAGGATTATCAGGAGGTAAATGCAGAATGGCTCAATACATTGACCGGGAAGCAGCGGTTAAGCTGCTCCGCAATCAGGCACTCGAAGCGCTTGAATATTCCAACACCGAATGTGAAGTCCTGGCCTCAGTCGCAGATGAATTAGAGGACTTCCCGGCTGCGGATGTGGCTCCGGTCGTCCATGCACGTTGGACGAACCCATCTTGGACAACTTATAAGCACGGCACGTGCAGCGCCTGCAACTGGGTAAACACCACAGGGGCGCACTGCAATGGGTTTAGAAAGCCGAATTTCTGCCCAAATTGCGGCGCACGGATGGACAAGGAGGCACCCAATGGCGAAGTACATTGACCTGGAAGCACTTGTCAATTGGTTGAAGCACATCCCGTTAAAAGACTTATCCGATGGACAGGGGCTGTGCCGGGTTATCATGGAGGATGACTTCAAAGCGGCGATTAGTTCCCTGCCAGAAAGTGCGGTCGCGGACATGGTTCCGGTGGTGCGCTGCAAGGATTGCAGGTATAGCCGCCCGCGAATAGCAGCCGAGAAAACAGTTTTACGCGAAAACGTGGTGATTTGCACAGCGATTAGCAGTGAATATATTACCAAGTGGGAGGATGATTTTTGCAGCGAAGGTGTACGCAAGGAGGCCACCATTGGCAGCGATACTGATTAAAGCCCTGACGGCGCTTGTGGTGCTGATTGCGGTGCCAATTGCGCTGCTGGACTTATGTATTATTATTGTAGGCTTGTGGACGCTGCTTCACTGGCCGAAGGGAGGCTTTAAGGATGATTAAAATTGAAAACGCCGAAGTGATGGGATGGGAACACGCCATTCGTGGCATGAGAAATCCGCTCAACAGCTGGGACAAAATGGACAGCCACGCTTGCCCTTGCCATGATGGCCTGGACTGTGATTGTCCTATGGTAGAAGGCATCCAAGAACCGGCGATTGAATGCAAGGAAGCCCTCGAAAAATCTGCTTTTTGCGTGGGCGAGAACGACTATGATTTGATGATGCGCCTTGCCAAAGCTGGCCCGGAACACGCGAAATACCGGCGCATGATCGTGGTTTATGCGGATGTGACGGCCCCGCTGTACTGGTGGAAGGAGTACGACACTTACAAGGTCGGCACGGTGGCGAACTCGTGCAGCACCATGCACAAGATCCACTCAAAGCAGTTCGAGCTTGCCGATTTTAGCCACGAGCATTTGACCTTTTCCAGCTTTGTGGCATTGCAAGAGGTGATTTACCACCTCAACTACTGGCGGGCGCAGTATGACCTGGCCGATACCGATAAGGTGTACAAAGAGTGCTGGTGGCAGCTCATACAGCTGCTGCCGAGCAGCTACAACCAGCGCCGTACCATCATGCTCAACTACGAGGCTTTGGCCAACATCTACCGCCAGCGCCTCAACCACAAACTTGACGAGTGGCGGCAGTTTTGCGCATGGGCATCGTCTTTGCCGTACAGTGAGCTGATTACCGGGAAGGAGGCCGCAGCGAATGGATGAGCTGAAAAAATGCCCGTTTTGCGGCGGGAAAGCTGCCGTGTTTGTGCACAACGGTGTGAAGGTGCTATGCCTCACCTGTGGTGCGCAGACCGATTCTCACGTAGATTTTATGATTCGGCCCGGCCACTGCTCCAACGCCGTGCAGCAGGTCACCGACGCCTGGAACAGGAGGGCTGAACATGGTTAAAGCGGTACTTATCAGCATCCGCCCGGAGTGGGTGGAAAAGATTGCCAACTGGGGGAAGACAATCGAGGTTCGCAAGACAAAGCCATATTTGGACACGCCTTTCAAGTGCTATATATACTGCACAAACACAAGGCCGTTCCTTGTGTGGGGTGATGTTTTCCGGGGCGATTGGGTTACGGAGTTTACCCGTCTTTCGGGGTATGGCAGAGCAGCAGCAGACAGAATCTGGGATGTTTTCAACGGCCACGTTGCTGGGGAATTTGTATGTGACCGGGTTGAACCCATCAAGGCGGCAACAGAACCGTATGGAATCTACGATGTGGATGATGACTTTGTGGCGCAGACTAGGCTTGTGGACGGTGCTTTGTGGGACTACGGAAAAGGCGCAACACTGTACGGCTGGCACATTTCCAAGTTGCAAATCTACGATACGCCAAAGTCACTGAGCGAATTCAAGGAGCTGCGGAAAACGAAATTTGGGGCAGAGCCTATGGAGATTAAACGTGCGCCCCAGAGTTGGTGCTATGTGGAGGAATTAAAATGAGCGACTACATCACTTTCGCCCAGCTTGCGGACGCTCTGCGGCGCTGCGGGAAGGCCCGCACGGTGGACGACTGCAAGGGGTGTGCTTACTATCAGGGGCCGAACCCTGAACTGTGCATCCCGAAAATGACAGAACGGGCGGCACAGGTGATTGAGCTTTTTGCGGCGGAAGAGCCGGAGAAAGAAGGTGATCCTAGTGACTTACGACGAACGTAAAGCATGGCTGCGACGGTACCAGGACGCGCTGAGCGACTACCGCATGGCAACCGCCCGGCTGGAAGAGGCCAACGCGCAAGCCACGAAGTGCACGGCTTGCGTGTCCTCTACTCTGGGGCGCGGAGGAACAAGCGACCACATCCCGGCGGCGGTGGAGCGGATTGAAGCCATCCGCGAGGACGCAAGGCAGGCCATGGACGAGGCGAAAGAGGCACTGACTGAGATTTCGGCTGCGCTGAAAAAGCTGGAAAGCCGGACCGAGCGGACAGTGCTTGCGCTGCGGTACGTGGACGGCTGCACGTGGCAGCAGGTCGCAGAGAAGTGCGGCTATAGCATTGACTGGGTGTACGCTCTTCACCGGTCCGCCGTGAAAAATCTGGATAAATAACAAAAGAGGCCACATCCGGAAGGGTGTGACCTCTTTTGTTATTAGTCGTCATCTGGGGTATATACGATGATGCCTGAGCGCAGAAGAGAAAATGTTGCGTTGCCATTTTCTGCAACGACAGTCCGCTTTCCGCCTTTGCGGATGTCAGTAACCCGGATGGGGGCTTCCCATTCCGTGGCGGCAAGCAAGCGGGCCTCGTACTCGTCCTCACTTTCGCCCAGTTCTCGCTTTAAGCCCGGAGCTTTGCACGTGATCTCCATGTAACGCCCGTCATCGGTGATTGCGTCGCGAGAGCATTCGCCGTTCCACACATCACCCGGTTCCCGGATAAACCACAGCTTCACGTCTCGCTCGGCTGTATGCATCACGATGCCGTGGTCATACACTGCGTCGGATACCATTGTATCCCCGCAAAATTGGTTGTCCCAGTAGACTTCCACGTTGTCCATGACGCAGGCGCGGCCGAAAATTCTGGCACTGCCGATCAGCATCGCATTGCCGGTTATAATCGCATCATCAAACACTTGCGAAAACCAGCGCGCAGACGCATTCTCGTCAACCAATGCGTTACCATACACCATGGCTTCTTCGCCTACCCACGCGCCGCCGTCGTGCGAAAGGTTCTTTTCGCTTTCAATCCAGCCGCCAAGACAGCCTGACTTTACGGGGCCTGACGATGTGGTAAAATCACGCACTGCGCGGATGCGGTGCAGGGTGTGGCCGGAAAACTCTTTCGTTTCGCCGGTAAATTCGTACTTCCTTTGCACGTTCGGCATGGCTATACCTCCTTTTGACAAGAGGCGCGGGACAACCCCGCGCCTCACTTTAAATCAGCCCGAAATGTTCCGCCAACAAAAAGCGGATATAATCCGGACAATTACGCTGTGCCCCGCACCAGTTTTGCATGGTGCGCAACGGGATGCAAGCGGCCCGCGCAAAGGCAGATTGGCTCATTCCGGTGGCTTCTGCGAGTTCCCGCATATTCATGTGCGCAATGTCCCAAAAGCGGGACAAGCGTTCGGTTTCTGCGTCGAGATCAACGCAACCCGGCGCGTTGTCTGGGACGCTCAGGGTTACATTGCTTTTAAAGACTTCCTTCGGCTGCTCTTGGGCCATTGCAAAAAGTTCTGCTTTATTCCACATTCTTGATTTCCTCCTGTTGATATCTTGTTTCAATCCACGTCCCCCGTGCGGGGGACGACACATCACCAGATGGGCGATACCGCCTCGATGGTAAACGGGATGTTTTCCCGCTTGCCTGACTTTGTGGGCGCGGACACAACAATCGTTTTGATTGCTGCATCTATTGCGGCCTCCACGCTCCCACACACGCGGACGGGGTCGCAAGTAATTATGACACGGTCGCCGAACCCGTCGCCTGTGCGGTATGCGGAATGCAATTCCCACACGTCGTCCTTAAAAATGAAGCCCGGCAGAGAGATTGCCACTCTTTTGCTGTGGGGCGCATCGCCTTGAAACCCACCGTCTTGTTGCCAGCCAGCAGGAACGGGAAGTGTGTTGCGCGGAAAGCCGAACACTTCCGTGAAATATGCGCACTCGTCCGGTTCGCGGTTGGATGAACGCTTGATAGCGCCAAAAAGGGATACAACGATTTCTGCTTTCATGGTTCTGTTCTCCTCCTTTGGCCTGCCTCATCAGTACCGGGCGGCCATCCCCGGCAGACGGCCCGAAGGCCGTTGTTATGCGGGCATCTCGTCACGCAGGGGGATGTGGTAGTATCCCGTGAGCCACCCGACCTCACGGATAATTGGCCACATAAACTCCGGGATGTCGGAATACTCCTCATCCTCGTGGAGCATACTGCCGTATGCCGCGTGGTACTCGAGGACGACCTTCGCGAGGCGATAACCGGCCACGTTTCCGATTCTTGCGCGCTTTGCGATGCGCTCGAAGTTCTTCTCCACCGCCTTGATGACGGTTTCGCCGGAGATGATGTCATCCGCGCCATAGTCCCAAAAATGCACACTGTATTCTTTCATTGTCTGTTCTCCTTTCTCTTTTACATGAGTACCCAGGGACCGCGACGGAATGCCGACACGGACGGGGTGCCGATGTCCCAGCCGCCGCCGTACTTCTTCGATGCCGGCTTGTAGGGGTAAGCGGGTTCTGTGCCGCCGTTCTTCGTGCCGCGCAGGATGCGACCGCCCTCCACGTACACGTCTGCGCCACAGATGTGATGCCAACCGTCTTTAATCTTCGTCATCGTGTTGCCCTCCTGTTTTTGTTCGGCTTGCTTCGTTGCCTACACTATACCACTCATTGGGTGGTGGTGCAATTCGCAATTTGCCTAAATTTTAGGATTATTTTTTGTGCAGCCGTTGCAAATGCAACAGCCGAAAACAGCTACCCACACTACAAAAACGCACGTGAATGTGATATATTTATGGTGTGAGGATAGGGAGAGGCGAAAGCCCCTCCCTATTTGCGTTACGCTTTGAGCGCTTCGATCTCCTCCATGGCCCGGCGGTTACATCCTTATGCATTCATCAAGGTATACACGGCTTCCCCGAATGCGGAAATATGCCCTCCCTTTGGCGGTGTAGTCAATGCGGACACGGTGGAAGCGGTAGGCGGCTGTGCCAGCTCATGCTCCCGAAACGGCGTAAACATACTCGTTGACGCCGCATTCGACAATGCCATGGATCTCTAAACCTGAGTTGCGGCTTGCGTATGCTATGGCGGGATGGTTCATGCAATATTCTTTTGCTGCTGTCATGGTTAATACCTCCTTATTCCGTCACTATGGAGCTATACAAGCAAGCTACACGGTTACAAGCCTGGTATAGTGCTCTTGCCTGAGTGTCTAACCATTCTTCCCGGCTGTTCGGTCTGCGTTCGCCGTTGCGGGTTTTCTTGAGTTCGGACGGGGTGCAAAGTCTTTCGGCAATGTCCCCGTTATAAATGAGGGCAGAGCCGCCCCAAGAATATTCACTCCAGTTCTGCGCCCCGTTCAGCATCCACTCCCGGCACTCTTTCCCCGGTTTAGGGTCGCGGCCCTCATAAGCTGCCCGCTCTCTGAGTTCTTCTAGCAGCTCCAGGGCGTAGGCGTTGACGCCTCTGCCCCATGCGCTGCGGTCTTTTCTGGCTTCCAGTTCTTTTTTGATCTCGCTATAAGCTTTCATGGTGTCTCCTCCTATATGCCGCCTTAGAGGCTCAGCTGGGTGTAGGTCGTGCCGCCCGCTGTCCAGTGGTTGGCGGCGGCGAAAGTGTCAAGGTCACGGTATCCGTCGATGGCTCCGATATACTCTCCGTTGCGCTCGACGATGTAGCAGATACCCTCGTCGGTGACTACGTAGGTGGAGCCGCCATGCGTCCAGCTGGCGGCGCACGGAAAGCGGCGGGACATGGCGCTAGATAGCTTCATGGTGTAGCCTCCTTGTAGATGTGATAGGGCTTTCAACCCATGAGCGCCCGCCCATCTGGGCGGCTGGACTTGCACCAGCGGCGGCGGATGCCGTCGGCCTTGCGGGCGGGCTTGACTTTCACTCCCTTTCGTGGTAAACTAGCTTTAAGATGAGGATGCAAAAAATCATCTTTAAGCCTGTTGCTTGTCCTGTTGGACGGTGGCGGGCTTTTTCTCTTCCCATTCCGCCAGCAGAGCGGCCCAGATGGCTTTCTTTACTGGTCTGGGGAGATCAAAAAAACTCTTGTCCATGCGTTCGCCTCCTTTCCAGAGACTTGCAAGCTGTCCGGTGTTCCCGTGTCGCTTGCTGTGACTATATGATAGCACATATATGATAGCATATGCAATAGGCAATGTGCACAAAGATATGTGCTATCATATGTGCAAGATGTATGATTGCATATATCCTCCGTATAATATATACTATATACGGAGGTGAGAGCATGAGCACGACGGAGGCGCAGCGCAGAGCGTCGGCGCGGTACCTGGCAAAGCAGGTCACCCTCACAGTACGGGTGACGCCAGAGCAGGCCGAGACGCTGAGAGCCGCAGCAGCTGGCGCAGGCATGAGCGTGACGCGGTACCTGGTGAGCGCAGCAGAGGCCCGGCGGGCAGCACCAGAGGCAGAGCCAGACGGCGACCGTATCCGGCTTAGCCTGAGGGCGGATGCAGTCCAGGGCCTAGAGGCTGACGGCGAGACGCCAGCACAGACGGCAGCGCGGCTGCTGGCTGAGGCTATCAGGCAAGCAAGACAAGACACATAATGCAGGGGAGACCTTCACAACGTGGGGGCCTCCCTCTTTTATAAGGGGGGTGAGGATATGGCGAGACCGACAGACAGAGCGCTGGCAAATCTCCGGCCGATCACTGCCATGGAGCCGGAGGAAAAGACCGCTTTTACCCGCAAGGGCCAGGCGGCGGCCACGGAGTCCAGACGACGCAAAAGAGCTCTGCGGGACGTCCTGGACGATCTCCTGGCGATGGAGTACACCGGAGCTACAGACAGCGAGCTGGCAGAGGCGGCGCAGAGGGCCGCAAAAGCCCGCGATACGGCCCTAGATCAGTACGACGCCATAGCCATCGCGCAGATCATCAAGGCCCAGGACGGCGACACAGCGGCGGCGGCATGGGTGAGGGACAGCGCAGGCGACAAGCCCGGCGAGACGGTGGCGGTGCAGCAGCTGAGCGCTGAGGACGTAGAGCTGGCCCGCAAAGTAGCGGCCCGGCTGGATGCGTCCGGCACCAAAAGTGCAGATGCTTCAACGCCAAAGACCAAAAAGAAACGGTAAAACGTTAAATAGAGTTTCGCTTAATTATGATTTAGCGAAATAGGACTAGCCTTTGGCGACTTCGAGGGGCTGCCGCATATAGCAGTATAGATATTCTGTACCTCTATTCTATGGGGGAGGGGTATCCCCCCCCTGAAGGGGAAGGGCGGGGTTCCGAGGACGGGGCGGGCTATAGCGAAAAAGGCTTCTCGCCAGACTTTTTTTCAAAAAATACCCCCCCCCATCGGGTTCACTCCACCCCGCTTCTCAAAAGGGTGGTACTCGAAAAAAATATTTTTTTACCATTCACAACCATTGTTGTTCTCCGGCCCTGACAGACGGCATTGTAGTCTGTTTTCATGGGCTTTGTGAGGCTGGTACCCATATCAAAGCATTAAAGGTTTTGTTGGAACCCCGTGCCGTGTGGCGGGTAAGTTCACACGGGCGGTCCTACACGCAAAGTGGGAAGGGGCGGAAACGCCCCAATATGCCGTCATAGCTCAGTTGGCAGAGCGGCTGCCTTGTAAGTAGCAAGCCGAGGGTTCGAGACCTTCTGACGGCCCCCCAAGGCCGATGACCCGCTAAAATATTTTGTCTGTGTCCAGGTGGGATTTCGCGGCAGGCCTTCCCCGCGCGCCTCTCTCTGATGCGTACCATGCGGGGCTTTTTTATTGGGCTGTGGCCAAACGGTAAGGCATGGGACTTTGACTCCCAGATAGCAGGTTCGACACCTGCCAGCCCATCCAATGGGTGAGCCGGGCACAGGATAAGCCCGGAGGGCGGGAACGGGGTGTGCGTGCAAATAGATGGGCAAGCGGGAAAGCCTCCGCCCAGTAAGGCCCTGCAATGGGTCTGCGCACAAGGGAAAGGAAGAAGTATGGCAGGATTTGCAGACGTAAGAAAAGCGGAAGCGAAATACTGCATGGAGCATCCGGCCTACTTCGTGGAAACGTATGTTCACATTGAGGACAAGGACGCGGCCGAACTGATTGTCCCCTTCAAGTTGTGGGACGGGCAGAAACAGGCATTGCAGACGTTTGCGAACGACCGGCTGGTTGTTGTACTGAAAGCGCGGCAGCTTGGTTTTACATGGCTTGCGTTGGCCGAGGCAAGCAGGCTGTTGGCTTTGAATACGGGCCGAACAGTCGTTGGCTTGTCCAAAACAGAGGAAGAGGCAAAAGAGCTTGTGCGCCGCATGGGCGTGGTTCTGCGTTATATGCCGGAATTCATCGCAGAGGAAGGCGCTGTGCCCGCCGGGTGGAGCGGCCCTGTTTTCAAGGCCTCTGCATTGGAGGTGCGGATAAAGTGGCCAGACGGTCCGGAAGGCTCGTTCAAGGCGTTTTCTTCGTCCCCCTCTGCCGGTCGTTCATTCACGGCTGATTTAATCATCATCGACGAATGGGCGTTTCAGCAGTTCGCGAGAGAAATCTGGCAGGCTGCTTTTCCTGTTGTCAACCGTCCCACGGGTGGCCGGGTCATTGGCCTGTCCACAATCAAACGTGGAACACTGTTTGAGGAAATCTACACAAACCCGGACAACGGGTTCACGAAACTTTTCCTGCCGTGGAGTGCTGACCCCCGCCGGGATGAAGCATGGTACAAACGAACTCTGAACGCGCTGGGCGAAGATGAAACCTATCAGGAGTACCCCGCAACTGTAGATCAGGCGCTGGAAGTCCCCGGCGGCGCGTTCTTCCCAGAAGTGAGGAAGGAAACCCATTGTGTGGATAAACTGCCCGCAAAGGGCAGGCGCTATTGCGTGATGGACTACGGCCTTGATATGCTGAGCGTCCATTGGGTAAACATTGATGTAACAGGCCATGCCTGTGTGTACAAAGAGTATAACGAAAGCAATTTGCCCATCGGCGCGGCGGCTGAAACCGTCTTGAAGCTGTCGAAGGGCGAAGAAGTTGAGTTGTTCTTGGCCCCCTCTGACCTGTGGGGACGCAGCCAGGAAAGCGGCAAGAGCCGGGCGCAGCTGTTCCTTGAAGCGGGACTTCAATTGGTGCAGGTGAGCCGGGACTTCCCTGCCGGATGCGCGGCCATGAAGGAATGGTTCCGAATTGACCCGGCGACTGATACGGCATGGCTGACAATGTACAAGACCCCGACACTGTTGAGGTGCCTACAGAAAATTCAAAAAGATGAGCGCAAACCGGACGTTTACGCAAAAGAACCGCATAGCTTGACACACTCCGTGGATAGCTTGCGGTATTTTTGTGTCTGGTGGACGGCGCCCGCCGAGGCCACGCAAACAAGGAAGCACGTCACATGGGAATCTGACCTGTGGGAGGATTACTACAACGCTGACGAAGAGGGCAAGGCTTACATGATTCAGAAATTTGGAGACCCGTTTTGAGGAGGTGGAAACATGGCGGTACATTTTAGAGTTCCCGATCAGGTTTCCCCTAGCACAATGGTTGTCGATACGTTTCTGGGCGTGGATTACAGCAACGCCCCCGGCAACGTGGACAAACGGCAGTCCCCGAACGGGCAGAACATGATCCGGGACGTACCCGGCAAAGTGCGCAAATCCATGGGCTATGAGCTTGTGAGAACGTTTGATGGGAAAATCAACGGGTATCACAAGCTGAAAAAGGATAAAGAAGGCATTATCCATGCAGGAACAAAGCTGTACCGTGAAAACGGGACGGTTTTATACGAACAAGCGAACAATGCCCCTTCCAAAAGCTGGCAGCTCAATGATAGTTTGACCATCATTGACGGCGCGCACATCCTGATTTATGACGGCACCAGCGTAAAGAACGCGGCAGAAATTGCAAAGGTTCCGCTGTTTTCTATCGCGAAGTCGCCAAAAGGCGGCGGCACGGACTATGAAGCGCTGAACCTGCTCTCCCCGAAGTTTCGGGAACGGTTTGCCGGTACAAAAGACGATACAGTCTATCATTTGAGCTTTTCCGGGCTGGATGATGCGCCGGTAACGGTGAAAATCCTGAACTCCGATGGCGCATGGGTGGACAAAAACGATGGTTTCACGGTCGATAGAACCAAAGGCACGGTGACATTCAGCACTGCGCCCGGCGTTTCTCCACTATCCGGCGAAGATAATGTTGAAATCTCTGCAAGCCGGACTGTTTCGGGGTACGCTGACCGCGTTGTGAAATGCGATATTGGCATTTTGTTCGGCGTGAACGGCGCGTCTGACCGCCTGTTTTTGTCGGGCAACCCGGATTATCCCAATCAGGACTGGTATTCCGGGCAGTACGACACGACATATTGGCCCGATACAGGATATTCGCAGTTGGGCACGGCTGGCAGCGCGATCATTGGGTACAGCATTATCAATAACTACCTTGCCACGCACAAGGACGATGCTGAACCTGACCGGAATGTGATTGTCCGGCGCGGCGATCTGGTGAATTCCACGCCTGCCTTCCCTATTATCAATACATTGCAAGGCCCCGGTGCCGTGGCAAAGCGCTCTTTTGCGTATCTGTCCACGGAACCGGTGTTTTTGACAAAACTGGGCGTGTTTGCAATTACCCCGTCCGACATCAGCGGCGAACGATACGCGCAGAACCGGAGCTATTACATCAACGAGAAACTGAAGAAAGAAAAGAATCTCGAGGATGCGGTGGCTGTGGTGCACAAGGACTTGTATTGGCTGGTTGTGAACGACCATGCGTACATCCTTGACGGCCTGCAAAATATAGGCCGGGCGGCCTCTGAGCCGTATTCTACACGACAATACGCTTGCTTCTTCCGTACCAACGTACCGGCAAGCGCTATGTGGGTGATTGATGAGCGGCTGTATTTCGGCACGGCAGACGGCAAGGTATGCCGTTTCTATGACGACCCGGCCAGCCTTGACAGCTACAACGACATGGGCGAACCGATTGAAGCATGGTGGGAAACCCCTGATATTTCGGGACGCCTTTTCTATAAGAACAAGACATTCAGGTATCTCGCAGTTAGCGTTGCGGCCGCAGTTGCCACCAGTGTGGATATGCGGGTGTTGCGCAAAGGCGAATGGAAAACCCTGAAACGGAATGCATTTAATTCACGCTATCTGTCCTTCGCACAGCTTGTTTTCTCGAAGTTCAGTTTTTCCAGCGACACCACGGCACGCACCTTGCACACCAAAGCGAAGTTGAAGCGGGTTGACAAGACCCGGTATCGCTTTGAAAACAAGACGCTGAATGAGCCGTTCGGGCTTACAGCATGGGCAATTGAGTTTATTGAGAGCGGAAAGTACAAGGGGTGATAGCATGAAGTGTCCTAGATGTGGCATTGAAATGAAGGTCAACGTCATCGGGGAGCTGCTGACGTTTATTTGCCGCAACAAGCAGTGCAGCGGCTACGGCCAAGCACAGGCAGAAAAAGACCTGAGTACGGAAGGAAAGGAGGAGCGTCATGAAGATTGAGAATGGCAACAAGAGTACCGCCAGCGTGAAGGCCACCAACAGCTCTAGCAGCAAAAAGCCTACCGTTACCAAGGGCGGCGATCTGCGCAGCAAGTGACAACAAGTGAGGGACTATGGAAGAGAATACCAGCGGCGTTATGACTGAAGAAGTCGAGCAGGAGGCAGCCGCACCTGCACAAGAAGAGACTACCGGAGAACCTGCCACCAATGAAGGCGTAGGTGAAGCTGCCGAAGCCGGGCAGCAGCAGGAAATCCCTAATGAGGTGTGGGAAACCAGCCGGAAACGTGCCGATGCAAAGGCCAAGCAGCGGTACGACCGTATGGTAACTGAGCGGTTCGGGCATTTGGTAAACCCGTCCACCGGTGACCCCATCCGAAGCATGGACGATTACTTCGCAGCACTGGACGCGCAGGCGGACATTCAACGCCGCCAGTCCTTGCAGCAGAAGGGAATCGACCCCAAAATTCTCGATGATGCAATCAACAACAGCCCCGTCATCAAGCAGGCGAAAGAAGCAATTCAGGCCCAGCGCGAAGCGGACGGCCAGCGGCAATTCAATGAGCAGATGCGGCAGATCACCGCACTGGACGGCGAATTCCGGACACTGGGCGATCTTCGTAATGCCCCTGAATTTGACACTTTTAACCAGCTTGTGATGAGCAACGTTGATATGGTGAGCGCTTTCAAAGCGGCCTTCTTCGATCGACTGGCCGCCAAGAAGAGCGCAGCGGCCACGCAGGCAGCCATTAACACCGCCAAGAGTAAAGACCACATGGCCCCAATTGGCGGCGGGAATGACGCAAGCGACGGCCTGACCGATGAAATCATCGCGGAATATCGCAAGTTTAATCCTAAATGGACGCGCGACCAAATCGCAGCGTACCACAAGAAATATGGAAAGGATCAGTAACCATGTTTATCGTTGTAATGCGAGACATTGCGGACGTGGAACCTTTTGAGCACCAGCCCGGTGCTGCCAATCTGGCGCGCGGCTCTGCCGCTGTGCTGACCGCTGGCAGTCTGGCCAAGTGCGGCGCGACCGCTAAACCCTCTCACATCGTTATGGGGCCTGCCGACGGCAACGGCCTGTATCCCTGCATCCGCGTTCAGCCCACCACCGTGTTTGAGACCACCAGCACCGCTGCCGTGGCTTCTGCCGGTGCCAAGGTGACCCTGAACACCGATGCACTGAGCGTGACCGCCACCGCCACTGACGGCGTGTTTACCGTCGATTCCACCGAGAACAAGGCCAACGGCGTTGTCCGTGGCCGTTTCCTGTAAGGAGGATATATGGCTAACATCATTTTTTCTGAGGGTTCCGGCGTTGCCAACAGCGTGTTCGGCAAGAGCCAAGAACCCATCAAGGCGATGATCGAGAGCGGCGTTGAGGCGTTCGAGGAGAAGAGCCTGATTTCCAACATCTTCAACATGGAAAGTTCCACCAACTTCGCCGAGAAGTACACCAACGAGACCAGCGTTGGTGACTTCGAGGACGTGGGCGAGAATGGCGCTTACCCCAAGACTGGTATGCAGGAAGGTTTCTCCAAGGTCATTGAGCCTACCACCTGGAAGTCCAGCTTTGAGGTGACTCAGGAAATGATTGAGGATGCCAAAATCGGCAAGATCAAGAGCCGCGCCGGTATCTTCTCCACCAGCTACAACCGCACCCGTGAGAAGTTCGCCGCTTCCCTGCTGGCCGGTGGCACTGGCACTTCCGTCAAGATTCAGAACAAGACCTACAGCACCGCTTCTGCTGACGGCGTGGCCCTGTTCTCGACCGCTCACCCCAGTGCCACAAAGGGCACCAAGCTGACCCAGAGCAACTTCTTCAAGGCTGATTTCAGCACCAGCATTCTGGATCAGGTTCAGGAGGCCATGCAGAGCTTCACCGACGACGACGGCAATCTGCTGAACGTCGCTCCCGACACCATCATCATTCCCAACGTGGCTTCCCTGAAGCGTGCCGTTCTGGCTGCCGTGTCCAGCGACCTGGACCCTGAGAGCAACAAGAATGCAATGAACTTCCAGGCCGGCCTGTGGAACGTGCTGATCTGGCCCTATCTGCCCAAGTCCATCGGCGGCAAGCCCTTCTTCCTGATGATGGACAGCCAGTTCAAGGACGACTATCTGTGTATGCCCTGGGTTGACCGTGTTGCCCTGACCGTCAAGAGCGAGATTGACCCCAACACCGACGCCAACGTGTTCCGTGGCCGCGCCCGTTTCGGCGCTGGCTTCAACAACTGGCGTTGCATCGCCCTGTGCGGCGGCGGCGTGACCGGCGGCACTACTCTGACTGCCTAATTAAACCTACCTGATTTACCGATGTCCCTGCCTGATGGTGGGGACATTTTTTTGGAGGAGCCATGTTCGAGAAGCTGAAACACGCTGCTGACGATGCCACAAAGCGGGGAAAATGGCAAAGTCGGCTGGATGACGCAAGGAAACAGTACGACCGCACCATTATGGATACCCGCGAGGCGCTGTACCGTGGCGATAAAAACATTCGTGGCGCAAACGGCACAGACGCAGATAAAAAGGCAACCAACGTCCGCAACATCGTGTACGAGCTGATCGAAAGCCAGGTGGATTCCTCTATCCCCGCCCCCCGCGTAACGGCTATCCACGAAGAGGACAAAGAGCTTGCAAAAAAGATTGAAGCTCTGTTGCTGAACCTGAGCAAGCAGCTCAACCTGAAAGAGCTGAACGACCTGCAAGAACGAACCGTCCCCATTCAGGGCGGTGACTTCTTCCACGTTGAGTGGGACCCGCATGGCGGCTATCACTGTATGTTGGGCGACGTAACGCTGACGGAGCGCCACCCGAAGCAGGTTATTCCGCAGCCCGGCGTGTACGACATTGACAAGATGGAGTACATCTTTATTCTTGTGAGCCAGCCGAAACGCTACCTTGAACGGCGATACGGTGTCGAAATCAAGGATGAAACCGAGGACGATGTGGCGGCCAGAGGGCAGAATCCGAGCTCTGTAAGTGGCATTGTTACTCAAAATATCGCGTATTATCGTAACGATGAAGGCGGTATTGGCCTGTACAGCTGGTGCGGAGACGTAACTCTGGAAGATTTGGACAACTGCCAGAAACGGCGCGGTAAAGTGTGCGCGAAATGCGGCCGCCCGAAGTCCGGCGATGTGTGCGAGTGCGGCAGCAAAAAGTTTGTGGATGGGCCTCTGGATGTGCAAGAGCTGACCGAGGACATCACCATTTTTGGCGGTGAAACTGTTGCGGCAAGCACCCCGGGCAAAGACGAACTTGTGATGAACCCGGACGGAACCCCGCAGGTGGACGAGGAAGGCGTGGCTATTACCATGCCCGGCCCGAACGTGCCCACGCAAATTCCGTACTACGAGCCGAAAGAAATCCCCGTTGTTCTCCGCAGCAACGTGCGAATGTTCGGCCGCTTCTTGGGCGTGAGCGACGTTGATGTAATTGAAGATCAGCAAAACGCGATCAAGAAGTTTGGCACGAAGATTGAAGAGAAGCTGCTCAAAGGCGGCAGCTATGTTACGCTTCCGCAAGGCGTTCAGGTTGAAACCAGCGACAAAGAGCTGAAAATCATGCGGCTGAAAAACCCGGCGGAAAAGGCGTTGATTTCTGTTATCAATGTTCAGCCCGACACAAGCCGCGAACAGCAAATGCTGGAAAGCAATTACAGCTGGGCGAAAAGTACGCTGGGCATTAACGATTCTTTTCAGGGCAAGTACGATGCATCCGCAACCAGCGGCAGCGCAAAGCAGTTTGCTGCACAGCAGGCGGCTGGCCGTTTGCAGTCCAAACGCGAGATGAAGAATCAGGCGTATGGGCGGCTGTACAAGCTGCTCTTCAAGTACATGCTGGCCTATGCTGACCAACCGTACCCGATGACTTACACGGCAATCGGCGGGGAGCAGACGTTCGCCCATTTCAACCGGTGGGATTTTTTGAAGCGCGACGCTGCCGGTGAGCTGTACTGGGATGACGAGTTTATTTTCGGCGTTGACCCGTCTCCGAACATGGACGCTAACCGTGAACGGCTGTGGGATATGGCCGACGTGAAGTATCAAGCCGGTGCATTTGGCCCGATTGGTGACCTGACTACCAGCTACCGATTCTGGACTTATCTAGAAGATAATGGATTTCCTGGGGCTGGGAAGGTAAAAACCGAAATCAAACAGCAGATGGACGAACAGCAGCAAATGCAACAGGCTGCCATGCAACCGGCTGCACAGCAAGCAATACAGCCGGATATGCTCATGGCTGACAGTGACCACTTGGAGGGGGCAGACGTATGACGTGGGGAGAATGCAAAACCGCAACCTTGCAGAAGATGTTTACCTCGGAAGATGAAGGCGCAGAGGACTATCTCGCGGCAATGCCGCAAGCCGCGAATGAAGCAATCCAGATGATTGCCACAACGGAAGCCGGAAAGCACATCCGTTCGAACGATACGCTGACGAAAGATCCGGCACAATCCAGAACGTTTGACCTTGAAGATGAACTCATTGACTTCCTCAATGTGGGAGACTTTGAAACATACTGTATGGACGGAGACGAACCACGGCCTGTGTCCTTGAAACTTCTGGGCGGGCATTTGCTGGTGGTTCCAAAAGGCATTGAATCTGTGCTGGTGTATTACAACGCAAAGCCTGCCAGAATCACAGAGAACACGCCGGACGCGCAAGAAATCGACCTGCCGGAAGATGCCGCGGCACTTGTGCCAATGTACATGGCAAGCCAGCTGTACAAGGACGATGATCTGGCGATTGCGACAACGTACCGCAACGAGTTTGAAACGGCGTTTGAGCGCCTGCAAAACCGGCAGGCAGAAAACATCGACACGGAATTTACAAGCGAAAGTGGGTGGTGGTAAGTGGCCTTCACAAAAATCACAGATGAAGATTTGCAAAACAAAGGCGTTATGGGACTGCCCGATACGCCCGGCCTTTCCACAAGCGAGATGCAGGCGAAGTTTGAGCAGATAGCACGGGAAGTTCTTGTGCCGAAGTTCAATCAGCTAGTGGACGAACTTTTAGGCCCTTCGGCGGCAAGTCAAATCGGCGCCAAAGGCAAAAACCGCACAGTGCAAGGCCACATTGACAACCTGGAGAATCCGCACAATGTAACTGCGGAACAGGTTGGTGCGTATACAAAAGACCAGACAGAAAAAGCAATCAGCGACCGCATTTCCCAGATTGGTAGTGCGGATATGACGCAGGCCGTGTACGACCCGACCGGCAGACGGCGAGACATTTTTGCCTATGCCGATTCTCTTGGTGTAAGCACTTACACGCACACCAAGATGGACAACGTGCACCACTTTAGCGGATCCGGCACAAGCGGCCGCGTGAAGATGACGGCTGACGTGGAAGCCGGGGACACGGTGATGCTGGGCGGAAAGGAAGTGCCCGCCTATGTGGGCAGCGAAGCCTTTGCCGACGCCTTGGCGGGCGAGGCGCTGAGCGGCCGCTGGCTGAGCTTTGTGTGGGACGGTACACAGATAAATTTTAATGGCGGCGGGGGCTTATCCATTACAAAACTCGCCCTCGCCACTGCCGACACCGGAGACGTAATTGCCGGGAAAAAGTTTTATAGCGGCGATAAATCGCTTAAAACCGGTTCAATCCTGCCACGCAATACCGTCGGGCAAAACGGTACCGTAGGAATCAGCCAGTATTTTCCAGAGGTGGCCGTATCCAAAGCGAATAGCAACAACACGCAAACAAACAACAACCTTGATGGGGTTTCTCGCTTGTGCTTGCAGCCTCCTGCTGGATTTTACGATGGGAACAGCTATGTGGGCGAGACTTTTGCCAAAGTGGCCAGCGCAATCGGCCTGACAGCGGGCAAGCTTTGCGCCGGGAACACGGTGCTGGGCGTAAATGGGGCCGGTGTGACGAAAGCGGTTTGGAATGGATCTATTCCAAACGACACCTCGACGCATAGTCTGGCTACCACTCCCGCCGCTGGTACTCTGCTTTTCTTCTTCGCGGGCAACGCCGATCACGATATGCAAATCAAATCAATTACCATTGGCAGTAAGGTGGTGGCAACGCCAGGGCGAAACAACATGTACTTTGCTACGTTCTCTGTGACTGCAAACCAAAACATTTATGTGCAATGGGATATCAACTTCGGCGGTGGTAAACCAAGCGGGAAGGGCGTAATTTGCTACGTGTGATTAAAAGCAATAGGAGGTGTGACAAACATGAGCACCGTAATCTCTAGCGGCACAACCGTAACGAATAGAATTACGTTGCCTGTGACGCAGAGCGAACTGGCAAGTTTGTATGTGACGTATGAGCAACGTAACAAGACCGTGGTGGAAAAAAGTTTGGAAGAGTGCCAAATGGTAGGCACGGATTTGCTGGTGCCTCTTGGGCAAGAGGACACCCTTGCTTTTAACCCGAAGGCAGGCAAAATCAGAATCCAAGTCCGATTGCGCAAAAAAGATGGCACAGCGCTCAAAAGTGATATTGTTGAGGCTGAGACCGATGAAGTGCTCAAGGACGGTGTGATTTAATGCCGGGATGGAGCAGCACAGAGGCAACGTTCGCTGCCACCTTTGATGTTGTCGAAGATGTGCGGTTTTCGGCTGATTTTAGCAGTACAGATGCAACATTCGATTTCTCTTTCAGTGGGGGAACCGCATTGCCGGAGAATTACCTCGGCCCGTATGAAGTAACGCCGAAAGGCAGCGAACAAGAACTCGAAACGGAAAACAAATATCTCACAGACAACATCATAGTGCGAGAAATCAAACGCTGGGACGTGGGCAACACGTCGGGCGGTAACACAGTGTACATCGGGGAGGATGCATAACATGCCAGCAGCTACTTACAACAGCAAAGTGATTTTTAACGGCGACGTCTTGATGGATCTCACCGGCGATACCGTCACCGCCGATAAATTGCTTGCCGGGGTCACAGCCCACGGGAAAGACGGTGCGCCCGTTACTGGAACCTGTGACTTCGATGCCGCAACGGGCGACGCCACCGCTACGGCGGCAGAAATTCTGTCTGGGAAAACCGCATATGTGAAAGGCACAAAAGTTTCCGGCGAAATGCCTAATCGTGGCGCAGTGACCGGGACAATCAGCACCAAGGCCGGGGCCTACACCGTGCCCCAGGGCTACCACGACGGCAGCGGCAAAGTGGCCATCGACAGCACCGAACAGGCAAAGCTCATCCCTACCAACATCCGCAAGGGCGTAACCGTGCTGGGGGTCAGCGGTACGATGTCCGGGAGCGAGGGCATGAAGCCTCAAAGCAAGAGTGTAACGCCCAAAGCTACTGCGCAAACGGTGCTGCCGGATACAGGCTATAACTGCCTGTCACAAGTGGTTGTGGCCGCCATCCCCTACGCGGTGAGCGACAACACATCTGGCGGCAAAACCGTGACCATCGGGTAATGGCTATGGGCAACAGTAAAATCGTTTTTAACGCCAAGGTGCTGATCGACCTGACCAAGGACACCGTGGCGGCGGCGAAGCTGCTGGAAGGGGCCACCGCCCACGGCAAGGACGGCGAGCAGGTGACCGGCACGATTTTGAACCGGAACACGGTGGGCAAGCATGGGGCTGTTGGTGCATCTACCGCCTTCCCAAGCGTCGCTGTCACACCCGTGGAGCGAGACACGCAAGCCTACCAAAATACGGACGGCGTGTCTCGGCTCTTTCTGAATCCCCCGGCGGGCTATTATAGCGGTGAAAGCTATGTGGGCGAGACTTTTGCCAAAGTCGCCTCGACCATCGGCCTGAACGACGGGAACCTCTGTGCTGGGAATACGGTGCTGGGCATCACCGGCAGGGGCCACGCCATGGCGATGTTTGCCGCCGTTGGTGACGGCCGCTGGAGCGGTGGCTCTTACAACCGGCTCAAGCTGGCGTGGCAGATGGGCGGCACCTCCGGCTTCGGCGGCTGGGGCTGCTGGCTCCCGGCGGGCACCTACCGGGCGTGTGGGGCCATTGCCGTGGCCAACTGCTACATTGCGGACGCGGGCACCCTTTCCACCCGCATTTACGGCGCTGAGCGGGTGTATGGGCAGAGCAGCGTGTGGGGCGGAAACGGCACGTTTACGCTCAATGGCAGCCAGTGGGTTTCCGTCACCAGCGGCAGTAGCAACTATAGCGAGTGCGGGGCCGTGGCCATTTACAGAATTTGATCGAGAGGATGAGAACTATGACTTACGAGCAAAAGCAAGAAGCCATCAAGGCTCTTGTGTATGGCGGCACACAAGAGGCAGCCGCCGATGCGGCTGGCGTACCCGTCTACGCACTGGCCGAAATCACGCAGGCAGAAATTGACGAGGTGCAGGCTGACCTGAAAGAAATGGGGTGGCTGGATTGAGCATGATGGAGGGCGTTGACGTATCCAAGTATCAGGGCACCATTGACTGGAACAAGGTAAAAGCATCCGGCATGGGCTTTGCGATGGTGCGACAGGGCTGGATTAACTCGGACGGTACAATCACCGAAGACCGTTTTTATCAGCAGAACATGGCCGGTGCACATGCTGCGGGCCTGCATACCGGTGTATATCTGTACAGCTACGCAACGAGCGAAACCGCCATGCGAGCGGCCGCAAGCGTCTGTGTGGCCATGCTGGACGGCTTTGCGTGTGATATGCCCATCGCCCTTGACTTTGAGCACGCGACGCTGTACAAGCGCTTTTCGCGCGCTGTGAACGCGAGCCTCTGCGCGGCGTTTTTGAGCCGCATTGAGGAGCTGGGGCGCTACTGCATCATGTACACCTACAAGTCTTTCGCTGCGGCCTATCTTGACATGGCCGCGTTGAGCCGCTATGACTTTTGGCTGGCCCACTACACCGCCCGCACGGACTACACTGGCCCCTATGGGATGTGGCAGTATACCAGCAGCGGAAGCGTCCCGGGCATTTCCGGGCGCGTGGACTGTAACCACGCTTACAAGGACTATCCGGCGATCATCACCGGCGAAAAGAAGGAGGATACACCCATGAGCGATCTTCTGAAAGTTGGCCCGGTATCGGGCGGCGACCGCAAGACCCTGGCAGCCCTGGCCGACAGCCTAGGCCTGCCCCACGAGGACGCGGGCGACTATCTCATCATCGGCCCCGCCAGCGCAGGCGACCGGAAGGCCATCGCCGCAAAGGCCGCCGCTCTGGCGGTGGGCTGCGTGGAGTATACCGCGCCCGAACCGGAACCCGAACCCGAGCCGGAACCCACGCCTGCCCCCACTCCGGCCCCGGACAGCGGCAAAGACGACACCGCCGAGCAGCTGGGCCGCATTGAAGCCAAGCTGGACAAGCTGCTCGGTCTGGTGAACCCCGCACTGCTGGAGGGCTGATATGCAAGAATGGACGGTGGTTGGCGTTGTTGTTGTGCTTGTAGGGCTGATCGGCTCTGTGAGCGGCCCGCTCATCAAGCTCAACAGCAACATTACAAAACTGACAGTCGCAGTGGACAACTTCCAGCATGCTTTGGATAAACTGGAAGGAGAAAACCGCGAAAGTCACAAAATTTTTTACAAGCGGCTGGACTGCCACGACAAGGAGCTGGCCCAGCATGAGCAGCGCTTGAAGGCGCTAGAGGAGGAATAATCATGGATATTTCGTTCATTTCTGAGTACATGGTTCCCGTTATCGTGGGCATCTGCCTGTGCGTTGGATACGTCGTCAAGTCGTGGGTGAAGGATGTCGATAACAAATACATCCCCACCATGTGCGCCGTACTGGGTGTGATTCTGGCCGTGTGGATGCACTGGCCTGCCGTGGACGCTGGTGTGATTTTGTCCGGCCTTGCGTCCGGCCTTGCGTCCACCGGTCTGCACCAGGTGTTTAAGCAGCTGCTTGGCGGGGAGTGATTGAGTATGGCACATCAAGTGCCTTGGAACAAGATCATTCTCGAAGAGTTTATCCGGCTTGCTATCCTTACGAAGGACGAGGAAGCGGTAATGCGGACGCGGGTTGCCGGGTGGACACGGGTTGAACAGTCTATGAAGTTGGGTATGTCTCTAGCGAAAGTGGACAAAATCACTGCAAGACTAAAGAAAAAGTACGATGGTGTGCAGAGATACAGCGTAATTTTGCCGCCCCGCAAAACCAGCACGAAAGAAACGTACATGGATACGCACTAACTTTCAGGCGAAAAGCGTATAACAATACGGCTGTAAAAATACGGTTTTACGTCCTTTGTTTGGAGTATGATTATATCAGGGGAGGAAAACGCCTTCCCTGTAAACGAACCAAACGAAAGGAGAAAACCGTATGGAAATGACCTATGCATCCAGAGGTGTGGCAAATGCTGGCCTGGCCACTGGCATTGTCGGCGCCGCCCTTGGCACGCTGAACGCTGTGGGCGGCCTTGGTGCCATGGCATTGAACGGTGGGCGTGTTGCCGAGTGCAGCGATAACCAGCCTATCAACCGGTACGAGCTCGATCTCGTGCAGAAGAACGCAAAGCTGGAATCCGACATTGCGCTGCGTGACGCGAACACCTACAATGACCAGAAGACGCTGGAAATGTACAAGTACATTGACGGGCGGCTGCGTGGCATTGAGGAAGTGCAGGCGGCGCAGGCCGTCCACAACCAGAAAACCGAGGACAGCTTCGTGCTGGCCCGGCAGGACATTGCCGCTGTGCGTGACAGCCTGACCGAGAAAATCAAGCTGGAAGCCGAGCGCCGGTGCTGCGGTGACAACTCCATCTTGAATTACGTGAACGCCACCTTCTACCCGAAGATGGTTGCGGACGTGACCACTGGAACCGGCACCACCGCACAGACCCTGTACAACCCGCTGCCTAAATGCGGCGAGTGCTGCAACGGTAACTGAGCCGATGGGGGCGGGGCTAGGCTTCGCCCCCATTCTCTTTGAAGGAGGATGGTTATGGTTAGCATGGACATGGTACAGCGGGGCATTAACCGCTATATGGAGCAAGAGATCATCAGCCGACTGCCGGAAGGAAGTCTGGGCCGGTTTGCCGCAAATGCCGCTAAATATGTGTTTGTCGCACGAAGTGGAAACGCCATGAATTCGCTTGCAGAAAACCCCATTGCAAAGGCGTTTGGACTGACAGCTGACGGGCAACTGGACATTGACCTAGCGGCAGAGGCGGCGCGGGAGAGCATCCCCGACAACGGTTTGAAGGTTGACGTGCCGGTGCTGGGCAGGATGACCTTCCACCGTGGAGATGTGGACACACTGCTGCGCATGATTATGGAGGGCTGAGGTATGACCCGAGAAGAAATCTTCTCCGCTATATCCGCCCGACAAATCGAAGGCATTATGTTGCACGACCAAATGGCGCAGTGCTTCACGTTCCTGCATCTTGACGGTTACAAGCGGCTGCAAGAGTTTCGCTTCATGGACGAGGCCGCCGAACATCGAAACATGGTGCGGTTTTACATCGAGCGTTACAACCGCCTGATACCGGGCGCACACGCAAACAATCCGGCGATCCTGCCGGAAAGTTGGATGGGCCGAACCCGACTTGAAGTGGACACGGCAACAAAGCGCATGGCCGTGCGGGATATGTTTAAGCGCTGGGTGAATTGGGAATCCAGCACATTGAGCAGCTTGCAAGCACACGCGCAAATCCTGTACAACAGCGGAGACGTTGTAGGCGCTGACTACATCGGGCGCATGGCGAAAGATGTGGCAGACGAGTTAAAGACCGCAACCGGCATGATGATTGACTTGGATGCGGTGGACTACGACATGGCCGTGATTCTCGACAGACAGCCAGCGCTGCACCGAAAGTACAAACACAAGTTGAAGGAAATCGGAGAAGCGTTTTCCTGACAACAAGCTCTGAGGAGAAATCCTTGGAGCTTTTTTATCTAGAAAGGATGGGAATATGGCAAGAAAGCTTGTAAGCCTGGGTGACTATGAAAAGCAGGCTGCTGCACAAGGCGGCGCTCGAAACATGTACAACAACAGTGGATGGAGCGTGGGCAACAACGCGGCGAATGCTGCCTCTGTGCGAAAATCGTACTCCGGAAGCAGCGGCGGTTCTTCGTCTGGCAGATCCTCTTATTCTGCACCTGCCGCTCAGGCCGCACCCGCTTCCAGTGGCCCCAGCTATGCAGACGCATATGCAGACGCATTGGCCTCTATCATGGCAGAACAGCGGCGACAGCGGGAAGCAGCGTATCAAAAGGCAGCGGCAGCCCAGAAGGAAAACCTCAGCTTTGCCACAAATCAGCTGACCGACACCACCAATGACGCGCTGAAACAGGCTTACATCAACAAAATGCAGACCCTCCGCAACCTGCCCCAGCAGATGAGCGCGCAGGGCTTGAACGGTGGAGCGTCGGAAACCACTCTGGCGAGCATGAATAACAACTACGGCAACGCCCGGAACCAGCTGGAAACCGAGCGGTTGAAGCAGCTTGCCAGCCTGCAAAACACCTACCAAAACAACCTTGCACAGCTGGAAGCTCAGCGGGCCAGCGGCGATGCGGCACAGCTCTCCAACATTGCCCCCACGCTGGCCAACCTTGTGGCCACTAACACCCCTGCAAGCGTGAACATCACGCAGGGAAGCGGCGGTAACGCTGGCAACGTAAGCGCATGGCTGCGTAAGCTGATGGGTTACGACGACGAGGACTATTACAACTGATTTCATTCTCCGCCCGGCCTGAAACACGGCCGGGATTTTTTTGAAATAAGGAGGACTCCATGCCCTATTCTGACCAGGAAGCGTTTCTGAACGCCTACCTTAAAAACTATGCAAAGGCCCAACAAAACGCCGTGAACAGCGGCAAAACCGGCCTGAGCAGCGCCCGCTACACCGGACAGCAGGCAATGAATGCTGCACCCACAACTCTGCCCGACTATGGCGACATTGCAGGCAGTTTCACCACCGCCTACACGAAGCAGCTGGCGGCCGTTGAAGCCCAGCGCGAGAAGGAAGCGAAGGCAGCCCAGGCAGCAGCAGAAAAAGAAGCAAGGGCAGCCGCAAGTGCGGCGAAAAAAGCATCCTCTTCCACCACAAAGAGCAAGAAGCTGAAGAAGGAAGAGCTTAAAGCACTGGATGCAGAGCTGGAAGAACTGGCCAAAACGCGGGTGGCCCTGCAAGAAAGAAAAGAAACCCAAGATGCGAACACCCGCGAGCGCATCAAGGAGAACGTCGGAGACACTGCCGGTATTTCCAGCCTTACAGCCGCAAGCAGAACCTTCGCACCTGAAAGGAAAGGCAGTGCCACAAAGAAAAGCCTTTCGCAACGGATTGTCGCTGGCGTGAAAGGTTTGGCAAAAGTCCCTTCTGCCGTCAAAGACGGCGTTGTGCAAGGCACTGCGCTGCACAACCGGATGAAGGCCGCGCGTGGTGGAGTGTCTGCCGAAGATAGTGTGGATTTAGGCGGCGTCCAAACCCCGCAAGCAACGGCAGCAAAACAAAAATCCAGAACCAAAGCCCGAGCCTCTGTAGCAAAGCAGAACTTCACGACACAGGAGCTGGATGCACGTCTGACCGCGACAAACCAGCGTATGCGGGAGCTGCAAAAGCAGGGAAAGACCAAAACTCGGGAATACCGGCAACTGCAAAACCAGCATGACACCTATGCAACCGCGTTGGGCGTGGACTCTTTTGCTGGCCGCGCAGGCGCAACCGGACTTGGTGCAGTCTCCGGCTTTGCTGCTGGCTTGGCGAACATGGGCGATGCCACGGCTCGCGCAATCCGTGGTCAGTCTGCAAGCATGGATATTCCGGAGTATGAGGCAGCATCGGACGACCTGCAAGAAGCCAACGAGCAGCGGGACGCTCTGATTCAGATGGGCCGGGCCTACACGGACGGCCCGGACGGCCCCGTTGCTACACCCGAGTTTCAAAAGGTGCTGGACAAGATCAAAGCCGCAAAGGACGTCCGTGCCGAAAACCAGATCACTCCCGAGCAAAACAAAGTGGTCAAGTCGATCTTGGACTATTCGACCGAACAGACCCAAAAAGCGCAGGCCGGTTTGAACGACCAAGGCCGGCTTCTTGTGGGAGCCATCGGCAGTGTGTCGCAGTTCCTTCCCGCCTTTGCGGCAGCAGCCGCGGCTCCCGAGGCCGCGCCGGTTCTCATTCCCGTCCTGATGGGCGCAAGTGCTGCCGGCAACCGGGTGAACGAACTGGAACAGCGCGGTATTCCGCTTAACCAAGCGGTTCTTCGCGGTGCAATGTCCGGTGCTGTCTCTGGCGTGACCAATAAGCTGCCCCTTGAGCAGGGTGCGGAACTGATTGCGGGCGGCGGCCCCGGCGTACTGCGGGCAATGGCGCGTCAAGCACTGAGCGAAGGCGGGCAGGAAGCTTCTGAGTATGCAGCAGACTACGGCCTCGACGTTTTGGCCGGAGACCCGGATGCAAACTTCAGCCTTGCCGAACTTGGGCAGCAGGCGCTTGGCGGCGCATTGGGCGGCGCAATCAGTGCGGCCGGAAGCTCTCTCATTGGCAGCGGCGTGAATCGCGCAAGAGAAGTGCTTGGGGCCAACGGAAACGCCCCTGTGGACACGGATGTGCAGCAGGCAGAACCGGTATCGCCCGCCCCTGAAAACTCCGTATCCCCCGAACCTGAATCTGTATCACCCAGTGCTGAAACCGCCACACAGCAGCCGCTGGAAGCCACGCAGGAAGGCATTCCGGAGCTTGGCGTGGTAGCACCCGATGCAGCCCCGAAAACTGCCATTGACGTGATTGTGGACGCATACCGCAACGGCACGCTGACAAACAAGCAGATTGACCAGCTGAAACCCGGCGGCGAACTGCGGCAAGCGTTTGAAGAGGCCACGGGCGTAACACTCCCAGACACCAGCAGCGAGACGCGGAAGGCGTTGAAGGCTGGAATGCAGGAAGAAATTCCCTATCTGCGGCCTGTTGACAGCGCCGAAAACGCGGGTTATGATGGAACCAATGAAGCCTATACAGGAGGTGCGAGCTATGACGGAACTGGAAGAACGAGCGGAAGTATTGCGCAACCGGACGGAGAAGGACGAGAGGGAATTCCAGAATTATTACGCAACCCTGAAAACAGGGGGTGGCAAGGAAGCGGCGCAAATAATGTGGCAGAGAGGAACTCCGTTGGAGGAAATCAAGTATTACATGGACTTCTGACCGATTCCCCAGAAATGCAAGCAGCCCTTGAACGAAGTGGAGCCACACCCCTTGAGCTGAGAGACACGACCAGTGACCCTCAGCTCTTTTCATCGGCCCTGGAAGAAGCCCGGCAGAAAAATCCCCATGGCCTAATGGTGAGCCCGAAAACCGTCGAAGAGCTGAACCAGCCCGGAACCCGCACCTTTATGAGCGCAGACAATATGGCCGGTGCGCTGGTGACGGCGGACGGAGACATTGAAGCGGTGTTCAAGAACCCGCAAAGTAAGGCGAAGCAGGCGGCAACCTCTCTTTTGATTACTGCCGTGGAAAACGGTGGCCGCAAGCTGGATTGCTATGGCCTTGATTTAGTAACACAATACAACCGAAGAGGTTTTGAAGCAGTCGCCCGTATCCCGTTCAATGCGGGAGCGGTGGAAGACGGCTGGACATATGGCGCGAAAGATGTTTATGTGATGAAGCTGCTCGACGGCGTAACGGCGCAAGACATTGCGGGACGATTACGTATGGACGAAGCTGACGGCGGCTTCCATATGCAGACCGATGCAGAGCTTGCCAACCTTCCCGTATTCGACGACTACGACGAGGCGCTGGCATACCGCGACAGTCTGCTCACCACCCCCGCCGAAAGCGGCAGCATTCCAGAACTCATGCCCACCGCAAACCAGAGTGTGCAAGAGCCTATCCCCACATTGGCTGACCACCCCAACACGGTAGGCGCGGCGCAACGGCAATTTGACCGGCCCGAAGTTGCCAGCCAGAGCCACATGACCCGCGACACAGACAATGATTACCTGCAACCTCTTGTGCAGAGAGATCAAGGCGGTGAGCAACAGTTTACCCACGAGCGCGTAAGCAACGCAGACCGAATGAAGATTGCGGCCAACAGCATGGAGACCGAAAGCCGCGACGAGATCGTGTCCCGCTTGACCAGCAAAGAGCAGTGGGACGCAGATGACACCGCGCTGGCCGGAAGCGTACTACGCGAGTGGGATTCGGCTTTGGGCGATATGGACAAGAGCGGCGAGGCGTACAAGCAGGCCCTTGCCCAGAAGATGAAGTTTACCCAGCGGATTAGTGAATCCAACACCATGAATGCGCAAGCACTGCAAATGACGCAGGAGTTTACCACTCCTGAAACCGCCGTGATGCAGTCGCAGAAGAGCATTAAGACTGCCGTTGACCGTGTAGCAAATGGCAAAAACAAGCGAAAGTTCGACCAATACAAGGGCGATGTGGAGACGGCCGTTGCAAACGCAGAGGATACGGCCACGCAAAAAGCCAATGACGCGGTGCAGAAAGCCATTGAAGCTGTGCAGCAGCAGGCCACAGACACGGATGCACAGCCCAGCAATGCGACAAAACGCGGCAAGCGGACAGAAAAAACGCAGGATGAGGCGAACCAGCCCTCTGCCGAAGATGTACTGAGCCGCAAGCTGGCGGCTGCCGTAAAGCGGCACGTAACGGACGGGAAAGAATCCAGTGTTGAGGACGTTGTACAAAGCGAAATGCTTTCCCAGCTGACCAAGATGGCGACAAGCGACACCGAAAAAGGTGCACGGCCCCAAAAGCCGAAGCTGACGGTTGAGGAAAAGCTGCAAACCGCGTTGGACAATCAAGAGACATACTCGCGGGTATGGGAAGCGGCAAAGGAAGCGCTTGCCGAAAGGTACAAAGACAACGCTGATATGAGCAGCCGCCTGCAAGCATTCTTCGATGACGCCGGAGAATCCGGTTTGTACGGAAAAGACACGATAAAGCAACTTGTGTCCAAGTACACCAAAGACCAGGGGATTGACTTCAAGGCCCTAGTCAAAAAAAGTCGCGGAGACAAACAGGCTACCCTCCGGGAAATTCAGGATCGCATTCAAGACACCTTCGACATGGACGACACGCAAGCCCAACGTATCGCCGAAATGGCCATGAACGAGTATTCCAAAGCATTGTCGGAAGCGGCGGACGCAAACCTGAAAGCCATCCGGGGCGGGAAAGGCAAAACGAGCAAGTCCACGCACGACCAATTTTTGGAGCTGTTGCGCATGGGCGTTTACGATGAAGGCGACGTGCAGGCGTATGCTGCATCCAAATTCGGTGTGCAGCCGTTGACCGCCGAACAGTGCCAGCAAATTCTCGACCTTGCAGAGCGGGCGGAACAGCTCCCCGTGAACAGCCGTGACCGGGTGTTGATGGAAAGTGAGGTAGCAACGATTGCGGCCCAAAATCTGAGCGGCTCTTTCCGCGATGCATGGGACACATGGCGCTACACATCCATGTTGCTTAGTGCCCGTACCAACGAAAAAAACATCGGCGGCAACGTGTCGATGGGCCTGAATGCCCGCGCAAAGGACGTTGTTCTTGCAGCCATGGAGTGGATGATTAACAAAGTTGCCCCTGGAAAGGTTGAACGCACAACGGCGATTGTAACCCCGTTCACCGAGAACGGTCGCGCACTGCTTGCAGCTTCCGCCAACGATGCCGACTTGAACAGTTATCGTCAGCTTTCCGGCACAAGCGAGCGCATGAATCTGGCGCGGGACATGCAGCGGCACCGCGAAGCCTTCCGGAGCCTTGCATCCCCTGATAGTAACAACATTGTAACCAAGTTCCTGTCCGCTTTGGACAGCCTAGCTGCAAGGGCAAGCGCGCCACTGGAAGTCTCCGACTATGAGGGCACTTTTGGTGTATTGGAAGGTCTGCGCGGCATTAACAAAGCCATGGATGCCGCGATTGACTGGATTCAGGATTCTGCTGCGAGTGGCACAAACAAGGGCGTTCTCGGCGTTGCTGGCCTGAAAAACAACTATGCGTGGTCGTTGGCGCAATACCTCAAAGCAAACGGCGCAGACGCAAGCATTTTCGACGCGACGGACGCGCAAAGCCTGGCTCTGCTTGACAAGGCCAGAGCACACGCCATCCAACAGGCGTTGATTAACACCTACCATGCGGAGTCCAAAACGGCCTCTGCCGTGGCCAAATTCAAGGCCGACTTGCGAGGTTCCGACAACTTTGCATCCCGTGTGCTGGGCGACATCGTGGAAGGCCAGCTGCCCTTTGTGAAAACGCCCATCAATGTGGCAAAGCAGAGCTTGCAGTATAGCCCGCTGGGCTTCGTGTCTACTGCCGCCGAGGGCGTAAAGGTTGCGCGTGGAACTGGCGATGTAAACCTTATGCTCGACCATGCGGCGGCTTCTGTCACCGGCAGCGTGTTGTTTGCTCTGGGCGGAATTTTGGCCGAGAAGGGCTTGCTCACCGCTGGAATTGGGGACGACGAAAAGGACAAGGCAAATCTGGAAGGCCGCCAAGAATACAGCCTCCAGCTGGTGGACGACGACGGGAAGCTGCACAGCTACACCATCGACTGGGCCAACGCTGCCGCTATTCCGATGTTTGCCGGAGCAGAGTATGCAAAGCTGGCTGCAAGTGATGGGGCCTCTCTGAATAGCGTTGCGTCCGCGTCTCAACAAGTGCTTGAGCCTCTGCTGGAAATGTCCTTCTTGCAGGGCTTGAATAACAACCTTGAATCTCTGCGCTACTCCGAGGATCCTTACATTTACGGTATGGCGAAACAATCCCTGAGCAGCTATGCAACACAGGGTATTCCAACGCTTGCCGGGCAAGTCGCCCGAAGCGTTGACCCCGTGCGGCGCAGTACATACAGCGGCACGACCGGCATTGAGTCCGACATCGGCTACACAGCAAACAAAATCCGCAACAAAATCCCGTTCTTGTCCGAGACTGGGCAACCGTACATTGATGCATTCGGCGACACCCAGTCGAATACCGGCGGAAGTTTTGCCGGGCGGCTGGCATACAATATGCTCTCCCCCGGTTACTACAGCGAGACGACGGACGACCCCGTGAAGCAGGGTGTGCTGGATTTGGCCAACAGCTCTGGCGACAACAGCGTAATTCCGGAAGTCGCTGAAAAGAAAGTGTCGTGGACTTCTGACAAGGAGCGCCACAGCTATCAGCTTTCGCCGCAGGAGTACACCGACTTTGCAACACAGTCTGGCCAACTGCGCAAGGACATGGCCGAAGCCGTGCTGGATTCTCGCTACAACGAAGAGCAGCAAGTGCAGCTTATCCCTGAGCTGTACAGCACCGCAGGCAAGATTGCGGCACTGGACATTGTGCCTGACTACTCCGTTGGCCCCGAAGAGCAAAAGCGCATTGACATCTACAACCAGTATGGCATTGATGGACTGATGAACTGGATTGCCTACCGGAAGTACGCGAACACGGACGGCAAGACGGGCATTAACCAGAGCGAGGCCCGTGCATGGCTGAATGACAGCGACATGAGCGATGCCATGAAGGATGCATTCTGGGCGGCGAGTTCGTCCAACTGGAAATCTTCTCGATGAGAAAGGAGCAGCACATGGACATTGGTAACAACATTCAGTTTGAGCGTATCCGCCGGATCACCGGCTATCTGGTGGGCACAATGGACAAGTGGAACGACGCTAAGAAGGCAGAAGAACGAGACCGTGTAAAGCACTTATAATGCAACAATAGAGTAACAGTTCAACGTAATTGCGCTGAAAAATCGTCAAAAACCCTGACTTTTAATCAGGGTGTCCGGGGTTCGAATCCCCGATGGCTCACCAAAAAAGCACCGTGTAACGTTTGTTTACACGGTGCTTTTGTTGTTTCTATGAATACAGTTGTGTTCCAATTTCACGCAATTTGGCTCATAATGTAACGGATAGTGTAACAAATTTAAGGGGTTTCGACGATATGTTTGACTTCATCCGCCAGCTTCGCGAATTCTTCCATCGCGGCAGAAATGTGAGAATCCTGTGAAATGTAATAATCGTCCGTAACGGAACTGCCGATCTGGTGGCCGATGGCAAGTTGCAATGCCTCTTTATCCACCTTCGCTTTGGTCGCAATGCTTGCGTATGTGTGGCGGCAAGAGTAAGGCACATAACGATGCGGGTTTTGTACACCAATTTCTTCCAGCCCGGAGTAAAATTCCCGCACCCGGAAGTTTCGGGTGTTCCACGCGCTTCCGGTCGGGCTGCGAAAGATTTTCTGCCCGGGCTTTGCGGCGTTGTAGAAGCGCATAAAAACGTCCCACGTGATGGGGTCGAGAACGATGTACCGGTTCTTCCCGGCGGCGGTTTTGGAGCCTTCCAACCAGATGCCGTGGCGCTCAAAGTCAATGCAATCGTTGCGAGCAATCTTTGCAAGGTCAGCCATGCGGCAGCCGCTCAAACAAAGAAACCAAATGATTCCCGGAACCCGCTCATGCCGGTGCTTGTAAAGCAAACGCAAATCTTCGTCATCAAACGGCACCCGCTGGCCCTTCACCTCGGCGGTTAGCTTCAACCCCTCGGAGTAGTCCGTCTGGTGGATTCCGTGCTGCACACACCACATACAGAGCTTGTGCATAAGAGAGCGCAACTTGTGCTGGTGGGACTTTGATTTGCCTTCATCCTCGGCCCGGAACAAGACAGCCTCCAGCGTTTCTTTCCGCACGTTGATTGCCTTTATCTTGTGCAGCTCCTTCATGTAACGCCATGCGTACTCCACGTCTTTCAAGTATTTTTCCGAGTTTTGCCGGAAAGCGCGGTCTGAGATCACCGCGTCATACACCTGTTGCATGGTGTAGTTGCGATACTCAAGATCAGGCTCTTGCTCTGAGGCCGCGAGAATGGCCCTCTCCGCGTCTTGTTTGGTTTTGTAGCAACCGATATAGGCTCCCCTGTAAACGGCCTTGTATGGCGAACTGCGCCCTTGCAGACGCGCAATAGAGCCGTTCCCCTTTGCCCTTCTTGCCTTTGGCCGGGTGGCCGCCGTCTGCCGTTTGCCACACCACGGACAAAACAGCGCCCCTTCTGGGATGTCTCTTGCACATCTCACACACGTCATGGCTTGCACCTCATTTCATGGTGTACTCATTCTTTTTCATCTGGGCTGCTTGCCTGCCTGCATCGTGGGCGCTGTGCAGGTTTTGCAGGTTCGGCTTTGCCTTCTCCGGCTCCACCAAGTCGCCGGTGATGGATTCCAGCTCGTAATTGTCAATTATCAGCCTGCACACGGCTGTCCGGCTTGCCATGCTGCAATGGGCGTTTGCTACGTACTCGTCCAGCATGGACGGCCATTCACTGCCGTGTGCGCCGAAGATCAGGAATGCCAGCTTGTCAACCTCCCCCGGCGGGCAATCAGCCAGGTATTTAAACAGCCCGTTCCGCCTCTGCTCCACATCCGAGTGGCTGCCGTCAAAGTCGGTGTACAACTCCGGGTGGGCCAGGCGGAGAACATCCGGGAACCAGTTCAGGCTCAACGCTCTGTACCAGTTTATAAACTCTTCCAGTGTGGGCGGCTTCTCCCCGTGCTCCCATCTCTGCACCGTGCGCGGGCTGACGTGCAGCAGCGCGGCAAGCGTCTCTTGTGCAACGCCTGACCGTTCCCTTGCCTGTGCCATGAGTGCCGCAATCCTCTTTGCATCGTACAACATACGCCATCCTCCTTTGTGCAAAAACACCAAAAGAGCGTTTCTCAGCTGTCGAATGCCGGGAAACGCTCTTTTTTTACGCAATTTTAGACGTGGTAAAAGCCACGAGTTTATGCTATTGTGTGGACAACAAGTACAGCGGCAGTTTTACTCCACCGGCTCAAAGGTAAACGTCACGGCAAATTCAGCTGTGTTCCCGGCATACCGTCCGTAATCCTCCGTGACGATTATGTCTTGAGTGACAGTAAACGAACTCCACAAATCATCCTTGTGAATGACGATATACGAACTATCTTCACCTGTGTCTGGGTAAACATCATCTTCTACACACTGTGCGTACAGATCCACCTGGTCGCCCACATCGCAGGTAACATCCACTCCGCCGTTGGTCACAGTCTTTCCATTTACCGTTGCGTAAAACTCCCAATCATTGCCCACGGAATCGTTATACGTTTCATCAAACGAAACTGTGACATTGTATGTACATGGGCCTGTTCGGGCCTTCGTGGATGCTGGACGGTATGTGGTTGAGGAACCGTCATCCAAACTTGATAAAGCCCAGATGAGGTAAACCGCTGCTATGGCAGCAGCCCCGAACGACCATTTCTGTATGCGTGTCATGCCTTTGACGGGCGGGTTTTCGTGCTTTTGGTCTGCACGATCCCCGAAACCAACGATAAGCCCGGCAATAATAACAACCCAAGCAAAAGCAACCATTGTAATCACCCATTATATAAGGAAGTGAGGTAATCATGAACGAACAGCGAAAAGCAATTGAAGAACTCATGCAAAAGCTGACGAGAGAACAACTCAAAGAGTTTATTGCTTACCTGCAAGTCCTCGAAGCATCAGCAGGGCAGCATTGAGTTTATCTTCATCCAGATGGTCGAGAATTTCTCTAGCTTCTTCTAGCTCGGGCAGCGGTGGCTGCTCGGGCTTTTTTTGTTGCTGCAATGCGATAGCAAGAGCGGCTGCCATGGTTTTGACATTCTCGGGCAATTCTGCTGCGCCCGCACTGCCAGGAAATTCCGTGGTTGTATCTTTTAAATAAGAAACTGAAATAGGACGGCCAAGCTTTTTCGTGAAGTAAGTTGAAATCTTTTGCAAATTAACATCATTTGGCACTTTTCCCTTTTTCCATCCAGATGGAGCCGCGTTCGACAGACCCATTTCCATGGCCGCTTTAGTCATGGAAACATTTGCTTCCGAGCAAAGTTGACAATAAACACTGTAAAAATTGCTCATATCGTTCTCCATTTCTTTGTGCACGTATACAAACTAGCTAGAAAAGATATATTAGCTATTTACAGCTGCAAAAGTTAGTGATATACTATGCTCATCGGTTGAAAAAGTTAGCAAACATAAGCAAAACTCACTAGCGTACTAGCTCTATAAGTTTGTTTTGTTGCTATTGTTTTACTGCAATTTAACTATAGCACGCATTGCAAACTTTTGCAACTGATAAAACGTACTTTGTCACAAGAATAATGAGATTGTGGTGCGCAATTTTCACTCGCACACGGTTTCATGCGATTTGGCAATGTTAGCCAAAGTGAGGTGATAGGATGCCTGAAAAATGGACGGGGCAGCTGATTGGGCGAATGCACAACTACAAAGTAACCTACGACGACCTGAGCAAAAAAATGGGTTTGTCAAAAGGATACATCAGCCAGGTGCTCAACTGCTACCGAAAGCCGCCGAACGCGCAACAGCGTTTTGAGAGTGCTGTGAACGAGATCATCGTGGAAAGACTGGAACGAGGTGAGAATCAATGATTGAAAACTTTAAACCTGTATTGATTTACGGGGTGTCCTGCTATGAGCAGGACGGCACCGCATACCTTCGCCTGGAGGACGTTGCCCGCGGGCTGGGGTTTACCGAAGTTGCTGCGAGCGGCAACACCTGTATCAAATGGACGAGGGTCCGCAAGTATCTGGATGACCTCGGCGTCGACACTTGTGTCGATGGCCATCTTCCCGACTTCATCCCTGAAAACATCTTTTACCGTCTCGCCATGAAGGCAAAGAACGAGACGGCTGAAAAATTCCAGGCGCTGGTTGCGGACGAAATCATTCCGAGCATCCGAAAGACGGGTAGCTACACCGTCCCGAAGCTGAGCAAGGAAATGCAGGCGCTTTTCCTTCTTGACCAGCGCACGGTGCAGCAGGATGCCCGGCTCACTGCGCTCGAGAACACCATGACGGTGGATTACGGCCAGCAGCAAACGCTGAAAAAGGCCGTGGGCCGGGTGGTTGTGGAAGCCCTGGGCGGCAAGACGGCCCCGGCGTACATTGACCCCCATGTGCGCGGCAAGCTGTTCAGCGAGTGCAATCGGGACGTGCAGGATTGGTTCCGCGTCAACAGCGTGTGCAACGTACCGCGCAAGCGCTATGACGAAGCACTGGATTATATCCAGCGCTGGAAGCCCAGCACCAACAGCGCCATGCAAGTGCAGAACATCAACGCACAGACCAGCCTTTATTAAAGGAGGTGGGCAGAATGACACGCCCGACTTTGACCATCACCGAGTGCTGCGAAGTGCTTCGCGCCAACAACATTTCTGTGGACAACAAGGGTCTGGCGGCCGCCATTGAAGCGGGCCGTCTCCCGTGGGCGGTGGCCATGAACGCCCCCGGGGCAAAGCTTCAGCCGAAAATATTCAAGCACAGGCTGGCCCGGTGGCTTGAAGAAATGACTGGACAGCCACCCGTTGCCATTGAGCCTGAATGGCTCTGAGACGCGGCGGCAATGCACCGATAACCTATGCAAAGGCTCTGCAATGCCTAGCTTCGCGGCGGCATTGAGTGGATGTGCAAGGCACAGCCACGGAATTGCATAGATGAGCAATGGCAGCGCAAGGATTGGATTCGCTACGGCAAAGCAGTGTTGTGACATGCGACGGATTAGCTACGCTGGGCAGAGCGAAGGAAACGAGAGGCGCTGATTAGCAAAGGCAAAGCGCAGAGGTGAATTGCGGCGGAACTGAAGCGCACAGCGAAGCAGGGCAAAGGAGATGCGAAGCGACGATTAGCACCGCGCCACACCGCGATGGATATGCAATTAACCGCGAAGCTATGGCACAGATTCGCGAAGAATTGACAAGCAACGGATACGCGAGGCGATGATACGAGATGGCGAAGATTTGCAATGCTCGGCAGTGGCGAAGCAAGGCATGGACGCGCATGGCATAGGAATCGCAAGGACGGGCTCCGAAATGCAGTGGCATGGCGGTGCAACGAATTGAGTTGCCGAGGAAAAGCTCTGATTCGCAATGGAAAGGCTGAGCCACGACTTGCTGAGCAACGGAGCCGCAAAGAAAGCGAAACAAACACAATAAAAACGGAGGATTTAACGATGGAAAAAGCTTTGAAAATCAGGCTTACTCTGCTGGAAGAGGCGCTGGGCAGCAGCCCCAGCAATGAGGACTTGTTGGGCACGTACATTGCCAGCAAAGCCCCCAACGAAGAGCTATCCGCTCAGGAGGTGGAAAACATCAGGGCCCAGCAGGCCGAGGATCGCGTGACGGTGTTCCCGAAGCTGGCAGACGGCACCCCCTTCATCTGGGACTACCAGATTAAAGGAATGTTCAAGGACAGCTGCAAGATGCTGGCCAAAGCCGGGAAAGCTGGCTATCCCGGCGGGAAGGCTTGTGCCGCCATCAAAGCATACAAACAGGCCATTGATGGGTTGCTCTTTGTAACCCCCCGTGAAATCCCCTTCAACCTGAACGGTATGAAGATGGATTACTGCGAACGGTCTTTGCGGGCCGACACTCCCATGGGGCCGCGTACCAGCATTGCGAAGTCGGAAAGCGTCCCGGCGGGCAGCACGTTGGAATTTGAGATTGAGTTGCTCGACCCGAAGCTGGAAGCCATGGTGCGGGAGTGCCTGGACTACGGCAAGCTGCGCGGGCTGGGCCAGTGGCGCAACAGCGGTAAGGGCCGGTTTGTGTGGGACTTGCTGGACGAAAACGGCCGAGTTGTCGGCGGGAATAACGAGTTTGAAGAGTAAGGAGGAAACCATGCTGTATGAATTGAGTAGTTGCGAGGTGATCGCCTTGCGGGCCGCCTGTGTGGAGGCCCACCAGCGCTGGTCGGAAAGCGCAGAATCCGCCGAGCGCTGCGCAAACAACCAGCGCTGGTCGGAGACCACGCGCGCCGGCGCGGCCCGGATGGCCAAGTTGAGCCAGGAGCGGGCGGCCGTCTTTGCGGCCGGCCGCAAGGCACTCGACGAGGGCCGGAGGATTACCACGCTGGCGCAGGCCAAGGAGGCGCTGGAACGATGAGGGTTTTGCTGAGCCTGTTGCCCTGGCTGGGGCTGGCAGCGCTGATCTGGTACATGGCCGCTTGTGTGGCGGCCGACAAAAAGCCCAAAGCAGCCCAGATGGTGGCGCTGATGCTGGCCACCTGGCTGCTGGCAATGTGGGCGGAATGAGGTGAAACAAGCGTGGATAAAGCGAAATTACAGGTAGAAGCCTTCAAGGAGCTGGTCACGCGCAGGGCGTTTGTAGCCTACGAGTGCAATGACGGCGATACGTACATCACATTTGACGGTTATTCAGCGTTTTTGGTGCCCACCGAAGACGTGTGCATTGACATCTCAAAAATGCGGCATATGCCTTCGCTCAAAAATCTTTTTGAGCTGAACGAAGGCTACCGCGAGGCCCGGCTCACAAAACGTTGCGCCATGTTTGATGCCAACGGAGGGATCCTCCGCGAGTATCGCGCCGTTGACGATGCGGCGAAACGCGTGTGGGTGCGTGAAAGCATGATGAAGAGGTACGGCTCTGAGAAGTGCACGGCATACATCCGCGACGAACTGGGCGCCGTGAAATTCGTAAATCAAGCAACCGGTAAGGTGGACCACATTATCTTACCAGTGCGCGTGTGTAATGGAGGCAATGATGACTGAACTTTACATTACTGTACAGAAAAAGGCCGCCCCGGCTGGAACCCAGAGCGACCTGCAAAGTGCCAAAGCTGAGCGCCGTGGCACCTATACTGTACGCCATATCCTGCCCCGCGTCAACTGGGGCGGTATCTTCGGCGGCCTGCTTGGCGCCCTGGCCGCGGCTGCCATCTGGGTGCCGGTGGCTTACGCCCAGCGTGGCTACTGGGCCGTGGGCGGAGAAATCTTTTTGATCGGTCTGGCCGCCGGGCTGGGCAGCTGGCTGGGAGGCGGCGAACCGTGAAGTGTGACATGGATTGTGCGCACTGCAAGCGGCCCGCAAGGAAGTGCCATGGTGGTAACTTCCACACGCCATACGCAGACCGTGGAAGCCTGCCCACGAAGAAGCCCCCACAGGGGCCTACCCCGGAATATCTTCCCGCCGTAAACCGCTGCGGGAAACGAGTGACAAACAAGTAAAGGAGAAGAACAATGGAAAACAATAACAACGTTTTTAAGCCTCTGGTGGACATTGATTACACCGGCATTATCCGTCCCACGTGCTTTAGCCTGTGCTTGGGAGAGCGCTACTTGGCGGAGATTCTGGAGCAGCTGATTCCTTGCGGGACGAGCTTCGCCGGGCGTGTCCGCCTGATTGTCGAGGACTACACGCAGAGCACGGGAATCCCCGAGCCGGAAGAGAAGAAGGAGGGATCCGAAAATGAATCTGTATGAGATTGACAAGGCCATTCTGGCCTGCATCGACCCCGAGACCGGGGAGCTGATTGACGAAGAGGCGCTGGCAGCTCTCCAGATGGAGCGCACGGAGAAGATCAAGAACGTGGCGCTCTGGCTGAAGAACCTGAACGCCTCTGTGACAGCCTTGAAGGCCGAGCGGGATGCCTTTGACGAGCGAATGAAGGCGGCGCAGAAGAAGGCGGACGGCCTGAAAAAGTACCTTGCAGACGCTTTGCAGGGGCAGAAATTCAGCACCGACGAGTGCGCAGTGAGCTTCCGCCGCTCCGCTGCCGTGACCGTCTTCGACGCGGCCGCACTCCCGGCGGAATACGTGGCCGAGAAGATCAGCAAAACCCCCGATAAGGACGCAATCAAGGCCGCCATTAAATCCGGCATTGAGGTGCCTGGGGCTGCTCTGGTGAACAACTTGAGTGTACAAATCAAGTGAGGTGCAACATGGGAAATCTTGACATTTACAACAAGCTGCGGGAATGCCCCGATAACGCGATTAAACCTATCGCTGCGGGCCGGTTGAAGGGCATGAGCGACATCAGCCCCATGTGGAGAATCAAGGCCCTCACGGAAGCCTTTGGCCCGTGCGGAATCGGCTGGTGGTACACCATCGACAAGCAATGGTTGGAGCATGGCAACGGCTCTGAGGTGGCGGCATTCTGCAACATCACCTTATTTTATAAGCTGAATGGCGAAGAGAGCCACGGCATCCCAGGAACGGGCGGCAGCGGCTTTGTGAAGGCCGAGAAGAACGGTGCCTACACCTCGGATGAGTGCTTTAAAATGGCGCTTACTGATGCAATCAGCGTGGCCGCAAAGGCACTTGGAGCTGCCGCCAACATCTACTGGCAGCAGGACCGCACGAAGTACGAGCAGCCCCCTGCACCGGCCCCTGAGAAGCCTATCTTGTGTGAGGGATGCAAGCAGCCCATCAAGCCGGTAAAGAAGCGTGACGGCACGATTATGACGGCTGCGCAGGTGGCCGATTGGACAAAGCACAAGCGCGGAAAGCCCCTGTGCATCGACTGTGAACGGGCCGCACAGAAGGCGGAGGATAAGGCATGAAGCTGTGCATCAAGGCCCGCCAATTCCCCGACCACATCGGGAACCTGCTGCACGTATGCCAGAGCTTTGAGCCTGACCAGCTGCTCGACATCCAGATTGACAAGCACCGGCAGCGGCGAAGCCTTGACGCAAATGCCTACTGCTGGGTGCTGCTGGACAAGCTGGCGGCCGCCCTGCACAAGCCGAAAACGGAGATTTACCGTGAGCTTGTGCGGGAGGTGGGCGGCAACTGCGAGACAGTGTGCTGCGTGGAGAAGGCCGTGGACAAGCTGGTACAGCTGTGGGGCAAGAATGGCCTTGGCTGGGCAGCCGACGTGGTGGACAGCAAACTCGAAGGATGCAAGAACGTGGTGCTTTATCAAGGCTCAAGCACCTATGACACCCGCCAGATGTCGCGCCTGATTGATCTGGTGGTGCAGGAGTGCCGGGCGCAGGGAATCGAGACTGCAACCCCGGCGGAATTGGAAAAGTTGAAGGAGGCGTGGCATTGACAAACGAGTACGGCGTAAGGCTCGACCGGAACGGGTACGCCCCTAGCATTGTGCAGGAATACATGGACGAATGTTTCATTTGCAGAGCGAATGGATACCGCGACAAGCTAGATCGACACGAGATCTTTTACGGCCCGTATAGAGACAAATCAAAACGGCTGGGGCTGTGGGTGAGCCTTTGTCACCACGCCCACCACATTGACGGGATTTCAGCCGTGCACAACAACGCGACTGCCGATCACGCGCTTAAATGGTTCGCGCAGCAGTGCGCGATGGAGCAGTATGGATGGAGCGAGGACGAATTCCGCTCCGAATTTGGCAAAAGTTACCGGGAGGATTAAAAACATGAATCAAATCATCATTATGGGCCGCCTGACCGCCGACGTGGAGATGCGCCAGACGCAGGCCGGAGACGCAGTAGGTTCCTTCTCCGTGGCCGTGGACGGCCCGAAGAGCCGCAACGGCGAGAAGCACACCGACTTCTTCCGCGTGACGGCGTGGCGCAAGACGGCCGAGTTTATCTCCGGATGGTTCCACAAGGGCGACATGATCGCCCTCAGCGGCTCTATGCACTGCCGGGAATACACCGACAACAGCGGCAATCGCCGCACGGCGTGGGAAATGACCGCTGACAAGGCTTTCTTCTGCGGCGGGAAGAATGACGGGGGTCCCCAGAAACGGGCCACAGCGGGCGAATTTGCCCAGCCAGCGGCAACGGATGACTTTGCAGTCATCGACGACAACGAAGATTTGCCCTTTTAATCGGAGGCAGCGCGGTGAAAGATAACAATTACATCGTGATTCAGGGATGGATGGTATCCCGCTTAAAGCTCACAGGCAATGCCTTGATGGTCTACGCATGTATCTTCGGCTTCTCGCAGGACGGCGAGTGGTTCACCGGCACGGCGGGTTATCTTGCAGAGTGGTGCGACTGCCGGAAGAAATACATGCTTACTCTGCTCAAGAAGATGACGGACGATGGGTTGCTGCGAAAGCGAACCCGCGACCAGAACGGTGTGACCTTTTGCGAGTATCAGGCAATTACCCCAGAAGAGCACTGCGAACCTCAAAAAAACGGATCTGAAGACGCGCCGCAGAGTGAACCCCCCGTGCACAAAGTGAACCCCCCCGGTTCACAAAGTGAACCCGGTAA